TGCGTGACAACGAAGGCAGGGAGGTTGTGAGTGAAGCCCGGGTGTTCTGCACTGACCCGGTACAGCCGGGAGATTTGCTGGAATACGCCGGCAGGGAGTGGCCGGTCATTGCAGTTTCTGAGGCAACGGGCCTTGATGGCCGTATCCACTTCCGAGAGGTGGCATTGTAAATGTCAGAATTGAAATGGCACGGCGATGAAGCTGAGAAATTGATATTGGAAGTGGTCATGAAAGCGTTACGCACAGGAGCAGAAGCTATTTTGACCGAGGCTATCGATGCGGCCCCAGTTGACACGGGAACACTGCGCCGGAGTGGTACTGTGACTGTTGGCAAGCTGCCGGATAGCGCAAGAATTTATAAAGCCGCCAAATCCGGGAACGAGATGAAAGATGCTTTTCCAGATCCAATCGGTGAAAAAAAGGCTGTATACATCAGCTTCAATACCCCATACGCCTGTAGGATGCATGAGGATTTAGGTTACACACCAAAGAGAGGCGGGGGACCTAAATATCTTGAAACGCCATTCAAAGCAAACAAAGATAAGGTACTTGAATATGTCGATAAGCAGATAAGAAAAGCCCTCAAAGAAGCGCCTTAGTGAGGTGATGTCGATGTGCTGATTCGTGATATAGCGTTACTACTACAGAGTGAGGGTATCGGTACGCTGGGCACCGACATCTTCCTTGCCGACCGGCCGGATAAGCCGGATGAAGTCATAAGTATCTACGACACCGGCGGGTACCCGGCGGAACTGGAACTGCCCGACCTGCGCCGAACGGTGCAAATCTCAGTGCGGGGCAAAAGCTACGCCACAACGCATAGCCGTATCTGGCAGATATACAAGCTGCTTGACAGGCCGGGGGAACGGCTGATTTTAGCCAACGGCCGAAAGATGATTTCCCGGGCGATGCAGCCGCCCACCTTTTTGGATCGAGACGCGACAAGCCGCGTCTTATTTGTTTTCAATCTCACAATTATTACTAGGAGGGATTAATTATGCCGTTAGCAAAAGAATCCGTAATCCTGGGCATTAATGATGCCAAGATATTCCCCATCACCGTTGATGATTCAACCACCCTCACTTACGGCACCGCTGTAGATGTACCGGGTATAACCAGCCTAAAACTAACCCCTACGTTTATTGAGAAGCAACTCAAGGGTGATGAATCTGTGCTCGACACCTATGCCAAGCTCGAACAAATTGACTGGTCAATCGAGCATGGTGTAATTTCACTTGATGCACTGGCCATCATGATTGGTGGGAAGGTGACAGAAGGTGGCGAAACTCCAAGCCAGACCCAGACCTTCACCTTAACCAAAGATGACCTGCCGAAGTACTTCAAACTGGAGGCAAAGTGCGATTACACCGACATCGGCGATGCCCATTTTGTATTATACAAGTGCAAATGCACCAGCTTTGACTACACCCTCCGGGGCGAGGAATACGCCACCATCAGCGCATCCGGAAAGGCTATCCCCACTATGAAGGAAGGCAAAGTCAAAGACATCGTTTTCAATGAGACTGCTGTGGACATTTCAGCTAGCTAAAATGGGGCGGGGCAACCCGCCCGTATTACTTTAAGGAGGAAAGATAGCATATGGCTAATGCCAATGATGTGAAGATAAAACCCATCCCCATTACCTTGGACAAAGAGCGCACATTGCTTTATGACTTCAACGCTTTTATTGAGCTTGAAGAACTGTACGGAGATATTAACAAGGCATTCAAAGGGTTAGAGCAGATGAAAATGCGACCGATTCGTGACATGATCTGGGCAGGGCTTATCCATGAGGATGAAAACCTGACACCTAAGCAAGTGGGCAAGATGCTCAATATGGCTAACATGCAGGAGATAGCAGCAAAAATAGTAGAGGCCCTGGGCATTTCCCTGCCGGAACCGGAGGCAAAGCCGGGAAAGCCGGGGGAGTAAAAGGCGACTTTTGGGACTGGCCGTTTCTGCTATATGTGGGAACGGTTGTTTTGTCTATGCCGGAAGAAAGTTTCTGGCGCACTACTCCCCGGAAGTTACACGCTTTACTGGATGCCCATATCCGGGCTAATGACCCAGAGAAGGCAAAGAAACAGACCACTGACCCCAAGACAGCGGTAAAAGCAATCATGAAGTGGTAGTTAACACAAGCTGGAAGATATAGTAATATTTAAGATAATTCTTCCGGGGAGGTGTGGTCGATGAACTGTCCCAAGTGCCATAGCGGAAATATTGAGGTTAAAAGCTTGGGGTATATGGCGGTAACTTGGTTAGGATTTATTCCTCTTGTAGCTTTACTGTTTTTAATTTTTGCACCCTTGGGCATTATAGTTGGCATTGCTGCTTTGTTCGCCCCATTGGCCATGATAAACGAAAGAATGATTAGATGTAAGGATTGCAAAAAGACCTGGTTCGTCAAGAAAAACTTAATCAGTATTTAGAGATACCTAAATCAGCAAATTAAATAACACTCGCTACGGCGGGTGTTTTTTTATGCCTGGAAGATAGGGGGTGAGACGATTGAATATAGCAAATTTGTGGATCGGCCTGATAGTAGATGATGAAAAATTCCAACAGGCGATGAAGAACGCCAAGGAGCAGCTTAACAGCCTTCAAGGCCGCATGAAGGAAGCCGAGAAAGGCAGTAAAGCACTTGCGAAAGGTTTGGCTGTTATAGGAACTGCTCTTATGGCTGCCGGGCTTAAATCTATCCAGATGGCCGGGAACCTAGAGCAGACCAAAATAGCCTTTACTACCATGCTGGGAAGTGCTGAAGCTGCTGATGCTTTTATAAGGCAGTTGTATGACTTTGCGGCCAAAACCCCCTTTGAAATAGAAGGCCTGACCACTGCCGCCCGGCAACTCTTAGCATTTGGTTTCCAAGCCCAAGAGATCATACCCATGATGGAGGCCATCGGCAATGCCGTTTCAGGCCTTGGTGGCGGAGCTTTTGAAATAGAGCGAGTGACCCGCGCCCTGGGCCAAATGCAAGCCAAAGGCAAGGTAACTGCTGAGGAAATGATGCAGCTGGCTGAGTTGGGTATTCCTGTCTGGAAAATACTGGCCGAGAAAATTGGTGTCTCTATCCCCGAAGCTATGGATAAGGCATCTAAAGGCGGCATATCTGCGGCAGAAGGGATAAATGCTCTTCTTGAAGGCATGAACGAACGCTTTCCCGATATGATGCAGAAGCAATCAGATTCCCTGCTAGGTATCTGGTCGAACTTCGAGGACAACGTGGCTCAGATATTCACCAGGATAGGTGAGGATTTAATAGAAACTTTTGACCTTAAAGGTAAACTCAAGTCTGCTGTTGAGGCCCTCGAATACCTGCGGGAACTGATCGGTGAGGAAGGCTTACAGGGAGTTTTCAATCAACTATCAACCAGTGCGAAAACTGTCATTGCGGCTATTGCCGGGGCCATTATCGCAGCATTAATACCGGCATTTGTGGCTTTAGCAAAAGCCATCTGGGCGGCTATGGTACCGCTTACACCATTTCTGGCAATAGGCGCGGCTATTGCAGCGGCAGCCTATCTCATATATGAGGCCTGGTCTAAAAATATGTTCGGGATACAGGACAAGGTGAAAACAACCGGTGCTGTAATATCAAGCGCCTTTCAAGTAGCGGTTGCGTCTATTATGACCGCTTTCAATAAGCTGAAAGAGGTAGTATATCGCATCCTGCAGAGCATCATGGATGCCGTAGAACCCCTAGTCGGAGTGCTGGGCAAGATAGCCCCTTCTTTTGAATCAGCTTTTGACCGCGCTCAGGCGGCTCTAAAAACCAAAGGAGACGCAGCCAGCAAGGAGGCAGAAAAACAGGCGGCCAAACTGAGAGAGGCCGCGGCATCCCTACAAACATCTGCCGCCGAGATGCGGGAGGCGTTCTCCAGTTGGTCAACTCCCGTAGCCACGGCTGGCTTTGGCGATTTCCGCATCATAGACAAACCGGATGTTTCGTCTGTTCTTGGGCTTGAGGCAGCTGGCGAGTCTATCTCCGACACTATGTCCAAGGTGGCGGCTGCCGGCTCCAAGGTGGCGGCTGCCGGCTCCAAGGTGGCGGCTGCCGGCTCCAAGGCCGCTCAAACGCTCAAGGCCGCCTGGGAGGCGACCGCGGAGAGCCTTAAGAACCGGCTGGCGCAGGTAAAGACCGCCTTCGAGATCAAAGGCAACCAGATGGACATCACCGGGAATAAAGCTCAACAACTCAGGAATGATATAGATTCACTGACTGCTCAAATAGAAATCCAAAAACAGATTATAGAAGCAACAAATGAGGGCTATGAGCAGATGAAAGCCGAGAAAGGTGAGAACTCGGAAGAAGCTCAAAAGCTCAAGCTGAAACTATTGGAAGAGCAAAAGGCCCTTTCGGACCTGGAAAAGCAGCTGTACGATACCAGGCAAGCCCTGCGCGACCATGCCCAGGAATTCCGTGA